TTAAGATAAAAATTGTTGTATATTTTCTCCGTATTTTTGCATAGCTTTGGCATGCGTGTCTTTAAGAGGTGTTGCGTAAGTTACTCTGGTAAATTCTGCATCAGAATGGCCAAGCAATTCTGATATGTCTGCCATACTTACACCCTGATCGCGCATATTGGCGCCGAGAGAATGACGGAAGTCGTGAATTCTCATACCGGCAAGGTATGGCTGATTCTTAAATAGCTCCTGCATTTTTTCGTTTTGTTCTTTAAATTTTCGCCAGCGGCGTTCTATAAAATCTTTGATGTGGGGACGACCATCTTCAGGGAAAACGTATAATAAATTAAGGGTATTCTGCCATGCTGGATCAGAATGAGTTGGATCAAGTTTTCCATCACGTATAAGCTCCATTCTTTGCCTAAGAGCATTTTTATGGCAAGATTTGATGAATTCCATGTACTTTGCTATTTCTCGCCATACAAAGGGCAGGAAAGGTACAAAACGTTCTGATGTTCTGGTTTTTAGAGGTGCAAGTGTTGGGATACCATCAATACGTAATAAGTTATGTTTTACCTGTACACCTGATTCAGAAATATATTGTAATTCAACACCGCAGATCTCTGATATTCGTAACCCACAAAAACCTGCAAGCAGACATGGAATATAAAGATCAGCATAAGCCTCTTTTTTTACGATGTCTAATATTTTTAATAGATAGGACAGCTCTGCGTGAATTCCTTTAGGCCCCGGTTTCGGTGGTAACTTTAATCGTCTGGCAGGTGATTTTACTATAATGTCATTATCCGCTGCCCAGGTAAAAGCTGAACGTAAAAAGGATAGCTCTTCACGGATAGTTTGCTGTGAAAGTTTAGTGTCTTTGTGCAGCCATTGACGATATGCTTCGACATCAAAGACATCAACTTTTTGAATTTCTTTTGAGCCTAAGGGTTGCTTGGATACACGGTTTTTAGCCGCGGTATATTGTGTCCGTGTAGCAGGCCTTATTTCTATTTTAGTATCAATGAATTTTTCTAAGAGAGCAGTTACAGTTATTTTTTCTGGTTTTATATAGGTTTGCTGCTTGATCGCTACTCGAGCTTCTGCTTCAGCGTCTAATGCTTCTTTTGATGTTAAATAACCGGTAGTAGACCATATTTTTTCGTACCTGCCATTTGGCAATTTCTGACCGGTACTGATTACATAGTAATAGGGCTTTTTTCGCCCAGCTTTTTTCACGATAGACATAAAAAAATCAGCTCCTTTACTGTAATTTGAGTATGCAGTAGCAGAGCTGATGTGCTATAATATTTATAGTAATCAGCTCGCTGTAGGGGTGGGCGTTACGTTGACCGTTCGGTGTTGGCGCACCGGCGGTCTTTTTTTATTTTATCTTTCGCAGAAATCATCTTTGGCTTCGGGGATAGCTTCTTTAGGGAGCTTCTTATTCGGATCTGGAAACGTGGATTTTAAACCGTCTATGTGCTCAAATAAATCAGGCTTTATGGGGGCCCACATTGGATCGAGAATAAAATCAATGCCTTCTCTTCGCGCCAATTTGGCAGCAGGAACAAAATCGCTATCCCCCGCAATAAGTACTATGCGTTCTACCTGTTGTTTATAGGCTAGAGAGGCAATGTCAATACCGATTCGCATATCTACGCCTTTTTGTTTGGTGATAAGCATAATATCATTTTCTTCTAAATCTTGTATCGAAATAGATCCGTTTACTAACTTATGTGTTAGCTTTGGATTAATACTCCAGTTTGTGTTGATTTCATCAACTTTTCCAAGTCTCATTGCAACTTTGCGTCTGCATGTCATTTCATGAATAAATTGCTGACGCCATATTGCACGTTCAGATTTACTAAAATCTATGGTTTTCCTGCTTATAGGATGCTGAAGTTTTTTATTTAAAGGTGGGCAATCATAATAAAAAATTCTATAGAGTTCATCCCTTAAAGACGGTGTTTTATCTTGATGATAATTATGGGCTTTCAAATGTTTACAGCTATAATAAAATAGTTTTTTAGCTAATTCTTCTGGTTCTTGGGGGCCAAAAATTTTTAGGGCACGTTTGAGAAAAAATGCACCATCTACTAAAATTGCTGTTTTTCCCATAAATAATCCTCCGCATTTTCTAAATTTAGTTTTTAAAATAAAAAGCCCTCGAGTTCGGCAATCTCCGGACAAATGGAGTGCTTACTGTCAAGGGCAAGACATCAATAATTAGCTTGTGACTACATTATACTGTTACAGGCCCTTGTTTGTCAATATGTATTTGTGTGAAAAAATGTAAACTTTTCAAATAATATCCCTCTGAAATGCAATAGCTTTACCTATAATTCGAAATTGTTCTATTTCAGTTTTGTTGAATCGTAAAGATTTATATGTAGGGTTCTCTGGTTTTAGTTCAACCTGTGACAATTTGTCACGGGTTCATTTTCTTCCAAAATCAAGCATTGTTTTAGCTTTATCCAATAGGCGGATGGATCAATACTGTCTGTAAGAGCACCAACTACGTCAACAACAGAAAAATACTACTATTGATGTTCTTCTTCGTTCCATACAGAACGTATTTGCTTAGATTGAAATAATTTAATATTACTCATGGGAAGTTCCTAAAATTTATTTATGCCTTTGTGCTTCTATTTCGTCAACACAAAGGTTCTTGCCACAATCTTTTTCGTAATGTTCTTGTTCGTGCAGGTAAGTTTTCATGTTAGATTCCCTCGTTAAGCGGGCATTCAAGATAAAAATTGCCTCTCCATCAATATCTTCTCTAACAAAGCCTCGAACGTCGTGAGGCAAGTCATATAAGATAGTTCTACTCATTGAGATCGCCTTCCTCTTTGGCTTTTTGGTAATCAATAAATTTCATAACTTCTTTAATGCTTTCGGGTTTTAGTTTTTTGGTAGCGTCAAATAACACTTTGTATTGAGGATTATCATAAATTTCCTGTGCCATTTTTGCTGCTTCAGGATTGAGGTAATAGGTTTGGTTTTCGTTATCATTTTCCCACCCCATTAGATAACCTGGAGTTACATTAAGAGCTTTCGCAATTATTTGAACTTGGTTTATAGGAACTTTTTTGATGAATCCTGTTTCATATCTTTGAAGAGTAGATTTGTTGATGCCTGTTAAATCCGAAAGTTCCTGATAAGATAGACCGAGTTCCAATCGCCGAAGTTTAATTTTTTTAATTAGTTCTGTTAATTCTTTTTCGCTCATTGTAAAAACCTCTCTTTACTGCTTAAACCAATAATAACATAAATGCAACGAAAAGTAAAACAAAAATATAAAATTCGTTGCATTTATGCTTGACTTTTGAATTATGTGCTGTTATCATAATCTTGTAGCATAAATGCAACGAAGAGAAGCAAAGGAAGTGATATTAGATGAACTTAGCAAAGCTACGCGGTGCTTTAACTGAAAAAGGCATAACGCAGAGGGAACTGGCTAAAAAACTTGGCCTGACGACCAAAAGTGTAAATGCAAAACTTAATGGCCGCTGTAAAATTTCAGTAGATGAAGCCGCCTCAATGAGTAAAATACTAGAGTTGAAAGAACCTAGCACAATTTTTTTTGACTGATTAGTTGCATAAATGCAACTAAAGAAAGGAGGGCGAATAAAGTGACAGTTTTGATGCCGGTAGCCACAGCGTTTCAACAAGTAGAATTAAGCAACCTTCTTTTTGCTACCTTTGTTCAAGTGCTCATAGCTGTGTTGGCCGTTATAGCAGTGGCTGCGTTGGCGGTTCTTGTTATTTATCTAGTGGGGACTTTTCTAGAATGGTTGAGGCGGTGAGTAGAGATGGAAAAGGAAAAAGCCCAACAACGGGACTTCCGAAAAAATAAAATCGTATGCCCGCATTGTGGACATACGATAAGCAGCGGCAATTTTTGCAGATATTGCAGCCAGAAGGTTGTTGTTGTTTGTAACTGCTGGGTATTGAAAAAACCTTTTAACTGCGGAATGGATAAGTGCCCGGGTATGAAATTGTTAACAAATGCAAAATTACTCGCGGCTAAGATTCATTAGCGTTAAGATTGTGGGCAAAACATTTTGTTCAAACCACTGAATAAGCACATAGCGGCCAAGGCCATGAACCTTTTCCATAATTTTAGCGGCAACCAAAGCTGATAATTGCGTTTTAGGAGATTCGACAATAAGGTCAGGAAAAGTTTCCTTTAATTGTTTTTTCTGAACATCGTCAAGCTCGTCCAACATATCAACAATTTTATCGGCTGTTTCTAATCGGGCTTGGGTCCACGGATATGGTTCACCGCAGTTATGGCAATAATAAGGTAAGGAAATATCGTTTTTGGCTATTTGATCGGTATAGCCGGTACATATCGTTTGATGATTTTGTTCTTCATTAAGAGGGTTATAACGATTTGCAAAACGATATTTAGGTACCTGAACATGTAATGCGCCGCGAATATGATTACCGCAATGTGGGCAAGCATGAATAACGGGCTCGCCACAGGTTGAACAGTACTGCTCGGACTGTTCCGGATGCGCATTAGAGTGGGCATTACGTATATGTCCGTTCTTACAAATTTGAGCATCCTGATAGTAGTATCTTTCTTGCATAACAACACATCCCTTCGTTACTAATTATATCAGCTGCGCAGGGAGATTGGGAATAATTTTAAGGAGTGACCACCAATGAATGAATTATTAAAAATCGAAATCAGTGAAAAGCAGGAACAGGTGATCAGCGGCAGAGCATTGCATATGTTTTTAGACATTGAAACACCATACACCATGTGGTTTGAGCGTATGCTGCAATACGGATTTTGTAACGGAAAGGACTTTTTAACAAAAATGTTAGAAAGTCACGGAGGCCGCCCCAGCACCGATCACATAATAAAGCTGGATATGGCCAAAGAGCTTTGTATGCTCGCTCGAAACGAAAAGGGTAAGCAGGCCCGGCAATATTTTTTAGAGGTCGAACGCGAATGGAATAGCCCTGAGAAGGTTATGGCCAGGGCATTGAAGTTAGCGGATCTAAAAATCAAAGAAATTACCGAATTTGCTGCGGAACAAACTAAGGCACTCGAAGCCGCTAAACCTAAGTGTATATTTGCGGACGCTGTGGCAACGGCAAAAACATCAATCCTAATCGGAGACCTTGCAAAGCTGATCAAGCAAAACGGTTATGATATCGGCCAAAAACGTTTATTTGTGTGGCTTAGAGAAAATGGCTATCTAATCAAAAACGGGTCCTCTAAAAATAACCCGACACAGCGCGCTATGGATATGGCGCTATTTGAGATAAAAGAAACCACCGTTGTTCTGCCAAACGAAAGCACGAAGATAACTAAGACAACGAAGGTCACTGGCAAAGGACAAATTTATTTTGTCAATCTATTTAAAAAAGCTGGCGGATTAGTAGGTTTGTAGTAAGGAAAGGAGTATAAAATATGGCCAGACCAACCAAAAAAGAGCAGAGGGAGCGAGCCTTAAAACAAGTACCGCGCCGCATGCTTTATCCAATCAATGAGGTACGAATATTGTTGTGTTGCGGAAATGAATTTTTACAGCAGCTTTTTAATGAAGGACGGTTACCTTATGTATTGCGCGGGAAATACCGCTATGTGACTCAAAATGCCATTGATAACTACTTGTTAAGTGAGGAGGCAAGGCTGTCATGAAAACACTAGGGATTTATATTTGGTACTTTTTTGCTGAGAGTGAAATTTTCCCTAAGATCCTGATAGCGGCATCACTGATTATTTTGGGAATGTTTTTAGAAAGGGCGTGGTGAGATGTGGAAAGAGTTAGGTTATCAAATTGCGGTAATTGCTATCGGGACTTGGGCCGGCGTATTTTTCGGGTTATGGCTCTGGTGCAAGGTTGCTGGAATGAATTAAAAAAAGAGCTATCAGCACGGCAATGCTGACAGCTCAGGGTTAATACATAGGTCGTGAATAACCTGTATTGGTTACATTATAGCATAAATAGAAGGAAGGAGCTATTTCAATGACAGTAAAAATTAACAGTCTTGAACTTGAAAATATTAAAAGAATTAAAGCAGTAAAATTAGTACCTTCAGCGAATGGCTTGACTATTCTCGGTGGTAAAAATGGTCAGGGCAAAACTAGCGTTCTGGATGCTATTGCCTGGGCGCTTGGTGGGGAAAGATATAAACCTTCTGAACCGCAGCGCCAAGGATCTGTTACTCCGCCAATTCTGCATATAGAGTTATCTAATGGTCTTATAGTTGAGCGGAAAGGCATCAACGGTAGCTTAAAGGTCATTGACCCGCAGGGGAATAAAGGCGGCCAGCAGATTTTAAATGAGTTTGTAGCGCAACTTGCCTTGGACCTGCCAAAATTTTTAAATGCAAATAATAAAGAAAAGGCCAATGCTCTTTTGCAGATAATCGGGATCGGTGAAAAACTTTACCAGTTGGATGCTGAAGAACAAAGAATTTATAACAGGCGATATGAAGTTGGACGCATTGCTGACCAAAAGAAAAAGTATGCAGCTGAGCTTGAAATGTATCCGGATGTTCCTAAAGAGCTCGTTTCCGCAGCTGATCTAATTAGGCAGCAGCAGGCGATACTTGCCAGGAACGGCGAAAACCAGCGCAAACGGCAAATGTGCCGGCAGCATGAAGAAGAATTAGCTAAAGCGCAGATTGCTTTTGACGAAGCGAAGAACCGGCTTGAAGAAGCTGAGTCTGCAGTTTCGGTTGCCCGTAAGTCGGCCGCAGATTTACAGGATGAAAGTACGGCAGAATTGGAAGCGAATATCTCTGACATAGATCGCCTGAATATTAAAATCAGGGCCAATATGGACAGGGAAAAGGCTGAAATCGAAGCTGAAGAATATAGCCAGCAATATGATGAACTGACAAAATCGATCGAAGATATTAGAGAGCAGCGCTTAAAGTTGTTGGAAAATGCAGACCTGCCGCTACCTGAATTGTCTGTTGAAAATGGTGAGCTGGTTTATCGTGGGAATAAGTGGGATAACATGAGCGGCAGTGAGCAGCTTAAAGTAGCTACTGCTATTGTCCGCAAATTGAATCCGAACTGTGGTTTTGTGCTCATGGATAAGCTGGAGCAGATGGACCAGGATACTTTAAATGAATTTGGTAAATGGTTAGAACAGGAACAGCTGCAGGTAATCGCTACACGTGTCAGCAGTGGTAAAGAGTGTTCGGTCATTATCGAAGATGGTTATGTTAAAGAAGATAACGGCCTTTCGGATGAAGGCGCAAAAACATGGAAGAAAGGTGAGTTTTGATGAAGTTTCAAATTACCAGAGGGCTGATTGTAAAGCCGCAAAAAGTTGTAGTTTATGGTCCTGAAGGTATTGGCAAAACTACTTTTGCCGCTGATTTTCCGGATCCGTTGTTTATCGATACAGAAGGCAGTACGAATGTCTATGATGTTGCCAGATTACCGGCGCCGACTTCTTGGACGATGTTGCTGGATGAGGTTAGAGAGGTTATCAAAAATCCAACCTGCTGTAAAACATTGGTTATTGATACGATTGACTGGGCAGAACAGCTTTGCGTGGGTCATGTATGTGCTAAAAATGGAAAAAATGGGATCGAGGATTTTGGTTATGGCAGTGGCTATATTTTTGTAAGGGAAGAATTTGGACGCTTTTTAAATCTGCTTTCTGATGTGATCGAAGTTGGGATCAATGTTGTTTTAACAGCACATATGCAGATGCGTAAGTTTGAATTGCCTAATGAAGGTGGAAGTTTTGATCGGTATGAGCTGAAGCTTGGCAAAAAGACTTCATCGCAGACTGCTCCGTTGGTCAAAGAGTGGGCTGATATGCTGCTGTTTGCCAACTATAAGACTATCGTGATCGCACAGGATAAGGACGGGAAGAAATGCAAGGCCGCCGGTGGTGAGCGGGTAATGTATACGACGCATCATCCTAACTGGGATGCAAAGAACAGACAGGATCTACCGGAAGAATTACCCTTTGATTTTAAAAGTATTCGTGGTTGTCTGGTTTATTCTAATACGGAAGCTTTGCAGCCTGTGTCGCAGCCAGTTGTAATGCAGTCGGAAACTGTTGTGGCGCCGGTTGCTAGTGCCACTGCAATTATAGATACGCCTTCGGGACTAATATCTGTAGATCCGGCGCTTATCCCTGTAACAGCATCAGATGATATAGTGACTGTACAAACGTCAAAAGTAATTCCAAGTTGTGTGCCAAAAGCATTGGCTGATTTAATGGCGCTGGAAGGGGTAACGCTTGCAGAAATTCAAAAGGTTGTTGCCCAGCGTGGCTATTATCCAGAGGGAACACCTTTTGAAAATTACGCAGAGGATTTTGTACAGGGCTGTTTGATCGGAGCCTGGCCCAATGTCTTTGCTTTGATCAAAGAGAACAGGGATATACCTTTTTAAGTTTAAGAAACTCAATGTAGTTTAAATAATATTTAACAGATAAAGGAGAATAAAACAATGGCATTTGAACAATTAGGACAAACAGTACCCGTAGAAGAAAGAGAATTAGGATGGGACGATACTATTGAAAAGGAGAGCGCCGGTTTTATCATTCTGCCGGAAGGCGATTATGAATTTAAGGTATTAGAGTTTCAACGTGCCCGTCATGAAGGCAGCGAAAAGTTGCCGCCCTGTAATAAAGCTGTAATCACTTTGGTAGTTGAAACACCGGAAGGCGAAGCCCGTATCAGGCATAACTTGTTCTTACATTCTCGGACGGAAGGCATGATTTCGGCTTTCTTTATCGGTATTGGGCTGAAAAAACACGGTGAACCTTTGAAAATGGATTGGCCACGGGTGGTTGGTCGAAAGGGCAGGGCTAAGATCGGTATCCGTATGCATGATGGTAAGCAGTATAACGAAATTAAACGTTTTTATGATCCTGAAAATACAGCGACAACAGCACCTACTACGGCAGCACCGCAACAACAAAACTTATATCAAGGACAACCGCAGGCCGTTCCTGCATTTCGGCCCGGAGCTTTCTAATGCAGCTGCGTCCATATCAGGAAGAAGCTAAACAGGCTATTTTGGGCGAATGGAATAAAGGAATAAACCGCACTCTGTTGGTATTGCCGACCGGGTGCGGTAAAACTATAGTCTTTGCAAAGGTTACAGAGGAACAGGTTAAGCAGGGTGACCGGGTACTGATCTTGGCGCACCGTTTTGAACTGTTGCAGCAGGCCTGTGACAAAATCGAGCAGGCTACAGGTTTAAAATCGGCTATGGAAAAAGCTGAATATACCTGTATGGGCAGTTGGTATCGTGTGGTAGTAGGTTCTGTCCAGACGTTGATGCGCGAGAAGCGGTTAAACGGATTTGCAAAGGATTTTTTCGATACGATTATCGTTGACGAAGCACATCATGTACTTTCAGATAGCTATCAGAAGGTGCTGGAACATTTTGACAGCGCTAAGGTGCTTGGTGTTACTGCAACGCCTGACAGAGGCGATATGCGTAATTTAGGGCAATGTTTTGAGAGCCTTGCTTATGAATATACGCTGCCTAAAGCTATTAAAGAAGGTTATTTGTCGCCAATCAAGGCTCAGACTATTCCTCTGAATTTAGATTTGACAGGTGTCGCTACTCAGGCTGGTGATTTTAAGAGCAGCGATCTGGGAACGGCTCTCGATCCATATCTGAATCAGATTGCTGAGGAAATGGCTAAAATTTGTATGGATAGAAAGACTGTAGTTTTTTTACCACTTGTCAAGACCAGCCAAAAGTTTAGGGATATTTTGAATGGTATCGGTTTCAGCGCTGCCGAAGTAAATGGTAACAGCGAGGATCGCGCAAAGGTGCTGAGTGATTTTGAAACCGGTAAATATAACGTACTTTGTAATTCAATGCTTTTGACAGAAGGGTGGGATTGCCCGGCTGTTGATTGCATTGTGGTATTAAGACCAACGAAGGTCAGGAGTTTGTATTGTCAAATGGTGGGTCGTGGTACGAGGCTGGCACCGGGCAAAGAAGAACTTTTGCTGCTTGATTTTCTGTGGCATACAGAACGCCATGAACTGTGCCGACCGGCGCATTTGATTGCGACAAATGAAGATGTGGCCAGAGCTATGACTGAAACATTACAGGACGCAGCTTGTCCGTTAGATTTGGAAGCAGTGGAAAAGCAGGCTTCTGAAGATGTTGTTGCCCAGCGGGAAGAAGCTTTGGCGAAACAGTTGGCAGCAATGAAACAGCGTAAGCGTAAACTGGTGGATCCACTGCAGTTTGAAATGAGTATCCAAGCAGAGGATCTGTCAAGCTATGTACCAGCATTCGGTTGGGAAATGAGCCCGGCCAGTGAAAAGCAACTTAAAACATTAGAGAAGTTTGGTATAAATCCGGATGAGATCGACAATGCCGGTAAAGCTGCGAAAATCCTTGATCGTTTGGATAAGCGCAGAAGTGAAGGACTTACAACACCGAAACAGATCCGTTTTTTAGAAGGTCGTGGGTTCCAGCACGTCGGGACCTGGTCTTTTGAACATGCCAAGAAATTAATAGACAGGATTGCTGCCGGTGGCTGGCGTATTCCGGCAGGCATTGATCCACGGATTTACAAGCCTGAATAAAGGAGAACATCATGGAGAATAAATTGGATTTGCTGCCGCTGCTTGATTATATCGATCCGAGCATTCTTGATTATCAGGAATGGGTCAATGTTGGCATGGCGTTGAAAGCAGAAGGGTACAGCGTGAGCGTGTGGGATGATTGGAGCCGGCGGGATGCTGGAAGATACCACGCAAATGAATGTCGAAAAAAATGGGAGACGTTCAGAGGTGATACCAGCGCACCAGTAACGGGTGGTACGATCGTAGCAATGGCTAAGGATAACGGCTGGACGCCACAGCAGCGTGAAGATCATGAACTTTCATGGGATGATATCATCGGACAAAAAGAAGATATGGTTTTGGTCGATAAGAACTGGATCGAAGGCCAGGAAATAGCGGACCCGGAAAACTGGGATCCGGTAAAAGAACTGGTAACTTATCTGGAAACTTTATTCGACAGTACGGAAAATGTTGGCTATGTAACGGAATCATGGCAAAAAGACGGTAAATATCTACCGTCAAAAGGTTGTTCTGATAGAACAGCTGGGCAGCTCATTGAGCTACTTAATAAATGTAAGGGTGATATCGGCGGGGTGCTTGGCGATTATAACCCTGAGTGCGGCGCCTGGATACGTTTTAATCCTCTTGATGGTAAAGGCGTGAAAAACGACAATGTGACAGAATTTCGGTATGCTCTGGTCGAATCGGACAAGATGGATATAGCCAAGCAGAATGAAATTATCCGGACACTGGAACTGCCGGTAGCCTGCCTGGTACATTCAGGGAAAAAGTCGCTGCATGCTATTGTTAGGATCGATGCAGCAGACTATGCGGAATATCGTAAACGTGTTGATTATCTTTACGCTGTTTGTAAGAAAAACGGCCTTGAAATCGATACCCAAAACCGTAATCCTTCGCGGCTCAGCAGAATGCCGGGCGTGATGCGTCAGGGACACAAGCAGTTTTTAGTTGATACCAACATCGGCAAAGCCAGCTTTGTAGAATGGCAGGAGTGGATTGAGGCGGTCAACGATGATCTTCCGGAACCGGAAAGCATTAGTGAGATTTGGGATAATTTACCGGAGCTGGCAAAACCGCTGATTGATAATGTATTGCGACAGGGGCATAAAATGCTCATTGCAGGGCCGTCTAAGGCAGGCAAAAGCTATGCTTTGATAGAGTTGTGCTGCGCGATTGCCGAGGGACGTCAGTGGCTTAATTTTAGCTGTACAAAGGGTAAAGTTTTATATGTGAACCTTGAACTTGACAGGGCAAGTTGTTTGCATCGTTTTAAGGATGTTTATACGGCAATGGGGTGGGAGCCGAGCAATTTGTCTAATATCGATGTATGGAATTTGCGTGGCAAGTCGATTCCGATGGATAAGCTGGCGCCGAAGCTGATCAGGCGTGCCGCAAAGAAGAATTATATTGCTATCGTTATCGATCCGATTTATAAAATCATCACCGGTGACGAAAACAGTGCTGACCAGATGGCGCATTTCTGTAATCAGTTCGATAAGGTTTGTACGGAACTGGGCTGCGCTGTGATCTACTGCCACCATCATTCAAAGGGTGGCCAAGGCAGTAAAAAATCTATGGACAGAGCTTCAGGGTCAGGAGTATTTGCCCGTGATCCTGACGCACTGCTTGATTTGATAGAGCTGGAACCAACAGAAGAATTACTGAAGCAGGAAGAAAATAAAGCAATTTGCGCCGAGTGCTTGGCGTATTTAAAACGATATTACCCTGCCTATATACAGGATTTATCGCAGGATGACGAGTGCAGCAGCGCTGTACTGTTGGAATACTGCCATAAGATGCTTGGCAATAATACTAATATTGAGCTTGTGAAAACGGCGATTCCGGCGGCCAAACGGCGGGTACGGCAACGTACAGCGTGGCGCATTGAAGGGACTCTACGTGAGTTTCCGAAGTTCCCGCCGATCAATCTTTGGTTTAATTATCCTGTGCATTACGTTGATGATATTGGAAGTCTAAAGGATATTGAACCTGACGGGCAGGGACCAGCCTGGCAGCGGAATTTCAAAAAGAAGAAGTCACCGGATGATTTGAAAAAAGAACGAATAGTAGCATTACAAAAAGCTTTTGAAGCAGAAAGTTTTGGTGGGACTCCGACAGTAAAAAGCCTGGCCAGTTATTTAGATGTGACGGAAAAAACGGTGAAGAATCATATTCGAGAAAGTGGAATGTTTGCAATAAGCAATAATGGAGAAGTCGTTCGGAAAACGGAAAAAGTCGAATGATTTTCCTTTTCCGAATTGGAAAAAGTCGAGTGTTTTTCCACGACGCCGTTTTCTGACAATTTGGAAAAACTCGAACATTATCGAGAATTTCCGAATCGGAAAAAGTCGAGCGATTATCGAGATTTTCCCTAAGTGAATGTTCACTAATATTATATACGCGATATACGCGCGCGCGATGTATCTATATATGATTAGTCATTGTAGGTTGTATTCCTATACAACAAAAGGATTTTCCGCCTTGGCTTGGCGGGAAAATTCCTTTCGGTTGTAGGAAGAGGTATACCGCGCGAAAGGAAAAAGGAGCGAATGAAAAATGAAAAATAGTAAATACTGGGAAACTGAAAAAGGAGAAGTTGTAAAATTCGGTAATAGCTTTATGCGTTGTTATGAGAAGGCTGGAAAATTACAATTTGGTTTTATGAAAACAGACGGAACTCTTATCGTAAAAAATACAATTGACCGAAAGGAATTGCTTGGAAGTAAAGAAGGCGCTGACTATTTGCTGGCTACGATTCAAGAATGGCGGGAAGCTTACGAAAGAGGAGCATATGATGATTGAGTTCTTTATTCAGATGAAACTGCCAACAGTTACGCATCAGCAGAAAAAGGTCCATGTTGTAAACGGTAAGCCACACTATTATGAACCTGACGCACTTAAAGATGCCAGGCAGAAGTTTAGTGCGCACCTGGCAGCTTATGTACCTGAAAAAAAGCTGACCGGTCCGATAAGGCTTTTGACTAAATGGTGCTATACAGCTACAGGGAACCATAAAAATGGCGAGTATAAAATTACAAAGCCGGATACTGATAATATGATCAAGCTGCTTAAGGATGTAATGACTGGGCTCGGCTATTGGACAGACGATGCACAGGTAGCAAGTGAGATTACAGAAAAGTTTTGGTCAGAGCAGCCAGGGATTTATGTACGAATTGAGCAATTGGAGTAAAGGAGCGTGATTAGAATGGCACATAAGTGTAAGGGCTGCGTGTGGAGCCGTCAGGTAAGCGAGAATAAAGTTTACTGCCGCAGGGTAAATTGTGTAAAAGAAAATCGATTCCGGAGCGTGATCGGTATGTTAGGGCAGGTGCAGCATGGCCATCAGCTGAGTGAAGCTGAAAGTGCTGCGATAGACGTTGCTGCAGATGTTTTACGGACAGAGGGGTGATGCGATGCCTATGACGGATGAAATAAAGCAAAGGTTAAAAAGTGCATGGGTCTGGCAAAAGCAGCTTGAAGCAGATTTACAAATGCTGCAGGATCTAAAAGATTTGGCAGAGAAAATTACGCCAGTCTACAGCTTGGCGCCTGGGGGCGGTGGCAGTAACGACAAATTGGGCGGTACGGTTGCGAAGATGGCTGACGTGAAGATTACCGTTCAAAACGATATTAAAATGCTTACAGAGGCATTGGCGGCGACGAAAGAGCTAATTAAAATGCTTGATGACGAGAAGCTGCAGCTGATATTATTCAAGAGATACTTGAATTACCAGCGTTGGGAGGTTATTGCTGCGGATTTGGGGTATAGCTGGCGTGGAATTCATAAATTACATTCTAAGGCACTGCAAGAATTAAAAGAGTGCATAGAAGTGCACATACTTGACGTGTTATAATGTATGTGTAGAAATTGACAAAAGCCGTTGATCTGGTTAAGGATCAGCGGCTTTTGTGGTATAATAGAAACATCTAAAATGGGGATGGTGAGAAGGTTGGAATGTGAAAATTGCAAAGGTACGAATTTTAGTTTGGAAAAATGGGCGCGGGGGTATAGTCGTGGCGGTTTACGATTAATAAGGTCTATGCTTGTATGCAACTGCTGCGGCACAAGGAGAGTTCGAGAGTATGCTAACGAAAGTAAGCTAAGTGAGGCTTTCCCCGATATAGATATAATGCAGTATATGGGGAAATAGTATTAAAAGCACTTACTTCGGTGAGTGCTTTTTTTATGTGTTGAAACAAACATAAATAACGAGGCGGTGGTGATCATGTGAGCGAGAAACACGAGCAGGTTTATGATTTAATAGTGTGATATAATATTGCTATAGTTAATAGGGATGTGATTAATTAATGGCTGATTTGTTGCAAATTAGATTAATAAATCAGATAATGGAGAAATTTAATTTTGATTTTATTGATTTAACTGTTTGCATTGTAATTTTATATGTCATTTACAAAATTTCAATGATGTTAATAAATAGTGCCATTGAAAAAAATAATGACATATTGATTGAAAAATATAGAAATGTTATACAGAAAGATATAAATAATTATATTAGTGTTTATGATAAGAAAACCAAATATTATCATGGAATGTATAAAAGGTTATCAGAAGTATATCTTTTTTTGGAATCTACAATAATAGATAAAAGAGAGTTGCCATATTATTGGAATGAAAAAGATTGGAGTATAGCGATTAATGATTTAGAAATAAGTAATTTTGAAAAAGAGGTTTTATACGGTTATACAGATGAGAAAAAAAATACGTTTGATAGATTAAATCAAACGTATTATAGTTTTTTTCAACAATCTAATTGTAAAAAATTAGAAAATAAAAAAAGAATGCTGCAGCTATATTTTGAGAAACATAGATTATATTTTGATAGAAATGTTGAAGAGAAACTCATCGATGTTATAGAAAAAATATTAAATGAAACAATAAACAAGAAGGGTGGATATATACATATAAAGTGGTGGTTAGAAGAGATACTTTTTGAGATGAAAAAAGATTTAAGAAAATGCGAATAAATCTTATTGATTAATAGATGAGGATATCATTTTTATATGAAGTGCATATAAAATCGGTTTTAATGGTTAAAGCGTTCACTAATGTGGACGCTTTTCTTATGTTCATTTATGGGAGAATTTTCATAGGTTCTTCCTGAGGGTGGCGAGCCTTGCGGGTCTTTCGAGCCCCGAAAAAGGTTTAGATTTAAAAATATTTTTTCCTATTTCCTTCTCTTTGTAGTAGACAGGCGGTGAAAATAGAAGTGGTTAAAATGCTGAAACGTGGCTCTGCAAGAGAGCTTGCCGAATTATTGGGCATCAGCGAACGACGTGTAAATCAGTTGGTAAATGAGGAAGTTTTGCATCGTGAAATAGAAGGAGACTTCGTTTTGACAATGGCAATAGCTTCGTTTTATGAAAATAAATATTCCAGTAAGGATGAAGATGATTATTGGTCTGAAAAAGCATTGCATGAAGCTGCAAAACGTAAATTAGCTGAACTTGAATTGGCAAGGCGACAAAATCTGTCGCATGATGCGGCAGATGTCGAAAGAGTTATGACAGATATGTTATCTAAATTACGGAGTCAGCTTTTAGGCATACCAGCCAAGATGGCTGCTAGACTGGAGAATCAGAGCAGAAGTGTTATTATGACGGAACTTTCTAAAGAAATTAAGTCAAGGTTAACTGAGCTTAGCGATTATAATCCGGAGATATTTAGTAATGAAGAAGACAGTTGATCTTTTCAAAAAAATAGTAAAACAGTCATTGATGCCGTTATCAGATCAAACTGTATCCGAATGGGCTGATAGCTATAGGATGATATCTGGCGAAGCTGCTGCAGAGCCTGGGCGGTGGCGAACAGATCGTGCTCCATATCAAAAAGCCATTATGGATGCTTTTACTGAACCAGGCATAACTAGGGTGGTTGCAAAGACCGCATCTCAGGTTGGAAAGTCCGATATCATGAATAATATTATTGGTCGGTTCGCGCATCTGGCGCCCGCACCGATAATGATGATCCAACCAACTATCGAAACATCACAGGACTATAGTAAATCACGTATAGCGCCGATGATCAGAGATACAAAGGTATTGAGAGATATTTTTAAAGACGTAAAAAGTCGTGATGCCGGCAATACTATCCTTTCTAAACAGTTCCCAGGCGGCAGACTTATCATGGCGGGTGCTAACAGTCCTGCCGGTCTTGCCAGTAAGCCGATAAAAATACTGCTGGCAGACGAAGTTGACCGCTTTCCAAAAAGCGCCGGCACAGAAGGCGACCCGGTCAGCTTGGCTGCAAAACGTATGACTACATTTTGGGATAGCGTAATGGGGCTATTCTCAACACCGACCAATGCTGGAGACAGTCGAATCGAAGATGAATATATAACAGGGACTCAGGAAGAGTGGCAGCATCAATGCCCAAAGTGCAAAGAGTGGCATTTAGTCACACATCGGGATATGCATACTGACTACGACTGTTCTGTTGATAAAAAGGGAACAAGGCAGATTATCGTTAAGTCAGTTATTTGGCGTTGTCCAGATTGCGGGTTTGGGTTTACAGAAACTGAAATGCGGCAGGCCGCACAAAAATATATTGCACAGAACGCTTCGGCTCTCACTAAGGGGGTACGGAGCTTTTTTGTTAACTGTTTTGCATCACCTTGGGTGAACTGGTCAGATGTAATGCAGGAATGGTTGGAAGCACAGGGCGATCCAGAGCGTGAAAAAGTAGTTGTTAATACTCGTTTTGGAGAAGCATATGAGCGCAAAGGAAATTTTGAAAGCCATGAGCAGTTTATGCGCAGGCGTGAAAACTATGGCGCCGAGCTGCCGGAAGGCGTACTGCTTTTAACAGCGGCCGTTGACGTACAAGACAACAGGCTCGAGTATGAGATTTGTGGCTGGGGAATGGCTGAAGAATGTTGGGGAATAAAAAAGGGTACTATTTTGGGCGTGCCGGATACACCTAAAGTGTGGGCTATGCTGGACGAACAGCTGGATAAGGAATATCGCTTTGCGTCAGGTAAGGGTCTTTTGGTAGCCAGGACCTTTATAGATTCCGGCGGTCACTACACGAAAGAAGTTTATGCGTACTGTAAAAAACGATTTATAAGGCAGCGTTTTGCTATAAAAGGTTCATCGACACCAGGAGTGCCGTTATTGCATAAGTACGCTAAGGTTAAAACCGTAAGGGGACATACGATACCGCTGGTAATGCTTGGCACAGATAGCGGCAAACAATATGTTATGGATCGGTTATCGATTGAAGAGCCTGGACCTAAATATTTTCATTTTCCGCTTGATAAGAGTGATAGCGTAACTGTACAGCTAACTCGCGGCTACGATGAATTTTATTTTAAAGGCCTCATATCTGAAACGAAAGAGCCTCGTCGGAAAAATGGAGTATTAGTATATCAGTGGGTAAATATAGCTAAAGATAAACGGAACGAGCCTTTGGATCTGCGGGTTTATAACCTCGCATGTATGTTAAGCGTAAATCCTGATTTCGAGGCTTTGGAAAAATTGATCAACAGCCCGAATGTAATCAAAGAACAATCGGTAAAGTCTAAACTGAAAAACAAGCCTAAAGGCGGCTACGGCTGCATTAGAAAAGGAATGAGGAGTGATTATTAGTGGCAAGTACGGTACTTAATGAACGATTAAAGCAGTATTTATCTGCAGAACAGTCTATTTTGGTAGCAGGGCAAAGCTACAGAATTGGCAATAGAACGCTGACAAGAGCTGATTTATCAGAAATAAGAAAAGAAATAAATGATCTTATTGCTGCAGGAGCGACTACGGATGAGGCAATGCATCCAAGAGGGTATCGAACAAAGCAAGTTATTATGCGGGATTAGGAGGATAGATGATGGTGAAACGTAAAAAAGCAATACCGGCTAAGGCCAGGCAGCCTACTGCTGAGAATACAAATGATAAAAAAATAATAGTAGTGAACAGCGGCTATTCAGAAGGCGGCGCCAGTAGGACACGAAGTACTTTACGTGGCTATAATCCCTTGAAATCCAGTACTAAAGCAGATGTCGATGTAAATTTGGTAACTTTACGAAACCGCAGTGCAGATTTAGTATGTAACTCTCCGCTTGGTTCAAGTGCTATTAATACTTCGCGCAGCAATGTTATAGGCGCTGGTCTTAAAGTTTCGCCTAAAATAGATTATAGGTTGCTGGGATTGACTGCAGAGGAAGCTAAAGAGTGGCAGCGTCAGGCGTTTCGTGAATTTAACCTTTGGGCAAACAGCACGGCCTGTGATTTGTATCGAAAAAATAACTTTTTTGATATGCAGGATATTGCATATATGAGCTATCTTGTAGATGGTGACGGGTGGGCGGCGATCAAGTATCGCAGGCCGGTACCTGATAATCCGTATTGTTTAAGAGTACAGCTTTTTGAGGCCAGTAGGGTCTGTAACCCAAACAGTAGTGGATCGTATGGTTCGCCGTCTTATTATGATGTTGAAATGACTAACAATAAAAATGGTAATCGTATTATTAACGGTATAGAAATAGATTCAGACGGAGCTGTTGTGGCCTATTGGATTGCGAACAGAGTACCTTTTGATTTAACTAACCCGTCTGCAGTTTTAAAGTGGCAGCGAGTGGAAGCATTTGGCAAGTTAAGTGGCCGGCCAAATATTTTGCAGATATCGCATGAAGAACGACCAGAGCAGTACAGAGGCGTACCAATATTGGCGCCGGTGATCGAGGTATTGAAGCAGGTCAGCCGCTATACTAATGCGGAGCTTACGGCTGCCATCATTAAATCGTTTTATACTTTGTTTTTTACGACTAATAACAATATTGATGATATGAATGATGTTCTAAGTTCAACTTATGGTCAAGCGGAAGCCGTAACACCAGAAGACCTAGCTCATGTTGAAGTTGGTCCAGGAACGCTTAATCTGCTGCCTCCTGGTGTCGATGTAAAGTCGATGGACGCAAGCCGTACAATGTCAACTTTTGAACCATTTACAAATATGATGATCAGTCAGATCGGTGCAGCTATTGGCACACCGGCAGAGGTGTTACTTAGTCGTTTTCAATCTTCATACTCTGCGGCACGTGGGGCATTATTACAAGCTGCCAGCAATTTTAAAACTAGACGTACCTGGTTTGCACGTGATTTTTGTCAGCCTGTTTATGAAGCTTGGCTGGCAGAGGCGGTTGCTATCGGTAGAATTAGTGCTCCTGGCTATGGTAGTGATCCAATCATAACTAAGGCATGGAGTAATGCTGATTGGTTTGGCCCTGTTATGGGGATGTTGGATCCAGTAAAAGAGGTAACTGGCGCAGCCTTACGCGTAAAATATGGTTTCTCTACCGGTGAACGTGAATCTGCGGAACTTACAGGGACTGATTACGATAGTAATATCGATCAGATAGCTATAGAACAGCAAACATGGCGAGCTAAAGGATTGGAACCGCCTAAGGCTGATAATACTGGTGGGAATGGAGGTGATAATGATGGGGAAATTTTGGCAGGTGAAGAATGATGTTAGTGGCGACGCTGAAATATTGATCTACGGTCCAATCGCAGCAGAGCGATCCTGGTTTGGTGATGAGGCAACGCCGCAGCAGTTTGCCCAGGATCTTAACGGGCTGGGTGGCAGAGATGTTACCGTACGCATTAACAGCGGCGGCGGTGATGTGTTTGCGGCACATGCTATTCACAATTTGCTCAAAAGCTATAAAGGGCGTGTCACGGCGGTAATTGACGGACTGGCTGCCAGCGCAGCAACGGTTGTAGCCGTGGCGGCAGATAAAATCATTATGCCGTCCAACTCGTTGATGATGATCCACGACCCGGCTATCGGCCTTAGCGGATATTACCCAGCGGGCGAGCTGACAAAGCTGGTTGATGCACTGGCTACTATCAAAACAAGTATTATCGCAGCATACCGTAAGCGTTGTAAGGCGACGGACGAGGAAATCGAAACTATGATGGCAAACGAAACTTGGATGGGTGCGGCAGAGTGCAAAGAAAAAGGTTTTGCTGACGAGATAGTTGGCGGAGTAGCCGCTGCTTTGAACGGTAATACTTTAGTGATCAATGCAATATCGCATGATTTGAGCCGTTTTGGTAATGCCGATGCGGTGAAAAATAAATTTAAACAAAGTGAGGTTAGAGATATGCCAAGTGGTAAATTAGAAAAAATTCTTAATGCTTTAGGTTTGCAGGAACTGTTGGAAGATACGCAGGCCGCAGCGTCCGGTGCAGTGCAGCCCCAGGCGAATAATGCGCTTCCGGCGACGGCGGTGGATAATGTCGCAGCGGTGGAAGCTGCGGTGGCCGCAGAGCGTCAGCGTGTACTCGATTTGGAGGCGCTGGACGATGGACAAAATGTCGCGATTACTGCGATCATCAACGAAGCCAAGAAAAGCGGCAAAACTGTTAACGAAGTAAAAAATTATGTGGAAGCAGTTAAAAATGCTGCTCCAGCAGGGGCTGTAACTAATGCCGCGCAGAATGTTGTAGCTGCTATGGTAGCCGACAATAAAAGCTCTGGTGTGGAAGGCGTTACTGCCAATCCAGCGACCGATGAAGCGGCTGTAAGTGCAGCGGCAGATGCGAAAGCACTGGATAAAATGGCTAAGGTAATGGATAGTAAATTTGGAGGTGCGAAATAATGGAAATGATTTCCAACATGAACGGAACTCATTATGATGAGCTTATTGGTGGTACAGCAGTACCGGTACTTACTAAAAACGTAACGCTGAAAGGAGTTACGGCCAGTTATAAGCGTGGTACGCTTCTGGCTTTGGTTAACGGTAAATATGAAATTGTTGACAGCACAGCTTCTACCGGTGCGGAAAAGGCGTCGGCAGTTTTGGCACATGATACGGACTTAACCGGGGCTGACGTTGTTGCTACCGTTTATATCAGTGGCCAATTTAATCGCGAAAAACTCATTGTTGCGCAAACAGCTGACAACGCTACTGCTCATGAAGAAGAACTGCGTGCGGTCAATATCTATTTGACCAGCGTGAAATAAGGAGGATGAAGATAATGCCTATTAATATTGATGATACCAGAACTTTGCTGCAGGCAATTGAGCGCACCAATCCGCCGACTACGACTTTGATTGATACCTTTTTCCCTGCGGTTAAAACCTTTTTGACGAATACCGTAGATATGGAATACCGCAAAGGCGGCCGCAAAATGGCTCCGTTTGTAGTACCGGGCAGCAAAGGCGTAAATATGAGCCGTCACGGTTCGCAGATCAGGTCCTATAAGGCCCCGCTGATGCGCCCGAAACGGACTATCGAGGCATCCGATATCGAACGTCGCGGATTTGGCGAAGATATCTACAGCACCCGCACTCCGGCAGAACGTGCACAAGAATTGCGTGCTTATGACATGGCGGAACTGATGGACGCCTGTGTCCGTCGTCAGGAGTGGATGGCTGCGCAGCTTTTGATCAACGGCGAGTACGAGTGCAAAGGCTATGCCGATGATGGCGAAACCGTTGTGGTCGACACAATTACATTTTCTGAATTTGACAATAAAACAACTTTGTCAGGCTCGGATACATGGGATAATGCAACCGCTAAAATCTATGATGTCATGGGCGACGCATCCCAAAAAATCCGCCGCAACGCCGGTATGATCCCGACGGTGGCCCTGTGCTCGCAGAATGTAGTATCTTATCTGCTCAATAACGAGCAGATTTATAAATATCTGTTGGTACCCAGCCGCGAAAATTTGGCGCTGATGAGCATTCAACCGAAGTTGGTTAGACCGGAATTACTGCGAGTGGGTTACATTGAATCCCTTAATCTGGAAATCTATGCTTATGACGGCGTGTATGAGAGCGACGATGGCAACCTTGCCCAGTATATCCCTGATGATCATATGATTATTGGTGTGCCCGGTCGTGGTAAACGTCTCTTTGGCGCAGTAACGCAGCTTGAAGACGACAAACAATTTCGTACTTATGAAGGCGCGTACATTCCGAAAGTCACCGGCAATACCGAAAGCGATACGACCACACTGGCTATGTCCAGCCGCTGCGTAGTATGTCCGGAGTTTTTGGATGATTGGGCGACCTTGAAAGTTAAATAAGGAGGTTTTTAAATGCAACAAGTATTGATAAAGAAATTTTCCTTGCGCCGCAATGGAGTTGTTTATAAAGCAGGTACTATTATTGAACTGCCGGATAGCGAAGCTGATGCATTAGTAAAAGAGGCTCCAAAAGAATTTGAAAAAGTTGCTGTTACCTTAATTTCCGATGCTGATGCAGGTAGTGATAATAACGAAGAAAAAGCCTTGAAGGATTATTCGAATGAAGAACTTAAGGCTATGTGCAAAGCCCGCGAGATTGAAATTCCGAAAAACGTTAACAAAGCAAAACTCGTTGAGTTGATTGAAGCAGTAAATGAGGCTGATGAGGAGATTCTGCCTCCGGTAAATACAGCAGCAACGGTCAAATGAAAAACTTTCGTGAGCAGATAGCCGCAGATAATACTGCGGCTTTTATAAATTCTTTGGAATTTGCTGAAGAACATAGTCTTAACGGTACTGTATGTAATGCTATATTGCAGGATATATCGGTTGCAGAAAGTTTATCGACGGGAGCGGGTAGTACTCAAACTTATCCTGAGATATACGGCAGCCGGCTGCAGGTAAATTGCTTGGCAGGGGATTTGCCGGAACTTCCTGTATATGGACAGCTTTTCGGCATCGATGATAAGCAGTATCTGGTTGAAAGCTGTGCTGATGATATGGGCGTTCTGACGATTCAATTGGTGGCGAATGACAGATGATATCTATTGATGCAAAGGAAATAGAAAAAGCAAAGATTTTGCTTGAAAATTATCCTCAGCAAGTAAAAGCGGCAGCAGCGAGTGCAATAAATCGTACGTCTGCAATGGTAAAGACCGAAGTATCTAAAACAATCAGAAAAAACTATCTGATATCAGCAAAAGATATAAAGTCTACTTTAAGCATTAAACGAGCTTCCCGATCAAAGCTTACAGGGATGATTAGTTCTATAGGGCAGGCACCATTAATTACTGCTTTTAGAGTAAGGGCGTATAAAAAAGGACCGGTGAGGGTTCAAGTAATGAAAAAAAATAAATCCAAACCGATTCCTGGGTTATTTATTGGTGTTTCTTCTAAGGGCTATGTTGGTGCTATGCAGCGTAAAAATTTAAATATGCGATATCCTTTGCGTATACCTCATGGCCCCAGCGTTCCGCAGATGTTTTCCGCTGACCGTTCAATGAGTGTGATCGCACCGTTTGCAGAAAAAACATTAAATCAAAGGTTTTTACATGAAATTTCATATCGTTATGGAAAATTTGGAGGGCGGTAATGACACAAGTCGAATTGATGGAAAATCTGGCAGCGTTTCTAAAAAATGTTGTCCGAGAATATGAATCGCAGCAATCTGACGGTTCTTATACTCCGATAACTGTTTATTCTGGATACCTGCCGGTGAAAACGAATGCCAAAGAAAGTGAATCATGTATTTATGTGCTGGTTCTTGAATGTGAAGATGGTGATGAGCAGAGTGCAGCAAAGGTTGAAATAGGATTTAGTATCATTGACGGTGATACTTCTGAGGGGTGGCGCAGCTTGTTTAATCTTATGGAACATGTACGTCAGGCATTGCTTAAAAAGCGTACTGTAGCAAATAAGCATCGGCTTATCTTGCCTATCAAATCTAAGGTGGCAGATGAGCAGCCTTTCCCGCAGTGGCAGGGCTTAATGACAGTTAGTTACACACTGGGCAAGCCAGTAGAGGAGGAAATAAATTATGGCTATTAACAAAAAAAGCAGTCAGACCACTAAGCCTGAACGCTTGATTTATGTAGGCCCGTCTTACAAAAACGGAAAGTTATTGAAATATCAGGTATTCATTGGCGGGTTACCAACTCATATTGATGATGTATTTGAAAAGTGTCCGCAAATTAAAAAACTGTTTGTAGCTGTTTCAGAATTGCCAGAAGCTGAAAGGGCTATTGCAAAAGCGGGAACACCTATGAATAAATATTACCAAGCTGCTGTTTTGGCAGAAAAGGAGGAATAACATATGGCATATAAGCATGGCGTATATACATCTGAGGTGCCAACATCTATTGTTCCGGCAGTAAATTCTACTGCTGGGTTACCAGTTGTTTTTGGTACGGCTCCAATTCATTTGGCAAGTAACAGAGCAGAGGTTAATAAACCTATTTTGTGCTATACATATGCAGAAGCGGTAGCGGCTATGGGATACAGTGAAGATTGGGAGAAATACACTCTTTGTGAAACTATTTATAGCCAATATTCGCTTTATGCAGTTTCACCGACAGTTTTTGTTAATGTTTTAGATCCCAAAAAACATAAAGCGCCGGTCAGTGATAAAGAGGTTCAGTTCAACAGTGAAAAAACTGTGATTGTAAATGATCCAGTGTTACTTGAAACATTGAAAGTAAAAAAAGCATCTGCCGGACAACCGTTGACGGAAGGCGTTGACTATGAAGCTGCTTTTGACAGTGATGGGAATTTAGTAATTACTGCATTAAGTGGCGGACAGCTTACAGACAGTGCTTTTTTGGACTATGAAAAAATTGATCCCTCAGCCGTGGATAAGGATGACATTATTGGTGGTATTGATATCAGTACGGGCGCATACACAGGTCTTGAGAATCTTTCAAAAGTATTTCCTCTGTATCGTTTAGTACCTGGTATGGTGCTTGCTCCTGGTTGGACACATGATCCGGAAGTGGCAGCTGTTATGACTGCCAAAGCAAGTACTATTAACGGTTTGTTTAAAGCTTCTGTTTTGGTAGATGTTCCGGCTGACACAGTAAGAAAATATACCGATGTTCCGGCTTGGAAAAATAATAACAATTATGTTGGAGTGGATCAAATAGTCTGCTGGCCTATGGTAAAACTTGGCGAAAAGAAATATCATCTTTCTACTGCGGTAATGGGTGCGATGGGCGTTTTGGATGCAAAAAATGATGATATTCCCTATGAAAGTCCTTCAAATAAAAATATACAAATGGATAGTTTATGTTTGTCTGATGGAACTGAAGTAGTTTTGGATCTGGAACAAGCTAATTATCTTAATGGGCAGGGTGTAGTTACTGCTCTGAACTTTATCGGTGGATGGAAGTTGTGGGGGAATCGTACTGGTTGTTATCCTGCAAATACAGATGTAAAAGATAATTTTATTTGTTTACGGCGTATGTTTAATTGGCATGCACAGACCTTTATTCAAAGTTATTGGTCTAAAGTAGATAACCCGATGAACAAACGACTTATTGATCTTGTCGTGGATAGCGAAAATATTCGCATTAATGGATTTGTTTCAAGAGGGTTCTTGCTTGGTGGAAGAATTGAATATTTGAAAGAGGAGAATCCAACAACAGATCAGATGGACGGTATTGTAAGATTCCATACTTATTTTACGCCGCCGGTGCCGGCACGTGTAATTGAAAATACGATCGAGTTTGATACGTCTTATCTTGAGACGTTGTTTGGTTAATGAGGAGGATGAAAGATGAGTAATAATGTTGTTCCGGAAAAGCTAATTAACTTTAGAGCCTATAATGACGGAAATGATCTTCTTGGCGTAACTGATGTCCAGCTACCGTCTTTGGATGCAATGACCGAAACAGTAAAGGGTGCTGGTATTGCCGGTGAGGTAGACAGTCCTGTTTTAGGGCACTTTGGGAGTATGGAAACTGTACTTAACTGGCGTACTATTTCTAAACCTGGAATGAACCTAGCATCTCAAAAGGGGGTTAGCTTAGACCTGCGCGGCGCGCAGCAGTTTTACGACCCTGAAAAAAGTGAGTACGTCGTAAAGGCTGTAAAATGCGTGATCCGCGGCGTGCCGAAAAAAACCGAACTCGGCAAATTAGACGTTGGAACGACTACCGGCTCCAGCAACACCATTGAAACTAATTATATTAAAGTGATTATTGCTGGCGAAACCGTGCTGGAAGTTGATAAATATAATTATATTTCTAATATTGGCGGCACTGACTATCTTGCCGATGTCCGTGAGGCGTTGGGTCTGAATTAAAAATAAATAAAGGGGGCGGCCCGCAGAGTGGTGCCCCTTTTAAAATTTGGAGGTAAATGATGAAAGTAGATTATAAAAAACTTAAACAAGGATTGGGAGAACTAACGGGATATGATTTTGCGGCCGCAGAGCAGCAGGCAAGGATTCTTGGAGATGGTACCCCTGAAATTGTGTACTCTAAAACATTCCATGCTGTTATTGCGGCGAAGGTTTTAGGTGTCACAATTGATGATATTAAGGGTTTGCCAATTAGGGAATATGTTGCAGTGACTTCTAATGTATCAGTTTTTTTAGTAGGCACTTTGACCGATCAAGCCCTGCAGGAGTTATCCGGGAAATAGCAGTATGCTTATTTGAATATGGTAATGTTCATTTTTGGTTTAATCAACCAGTGAACGAATTAGAGAAATGGCTTGAAACAATAAGTGCCGTAAATAAAAAAAGAAAGCCCACTGCATGAATAATGCTGTGGGCTTTTAACGTAAATATTCTTTTTTTATTGGGGAACGCGAACAAACTTCGTCACAATCTTTTAATACTGCTATCACTTCTGGATCGTGAATGCCATCATATGTGCCAGGATCATAGAGGGGCTTGTAGACGCCATCATATTTAGCAGAAGAATCATATTGTAATGCTTTTTCTTCCCGTCTATTTTTAATCATTGCATGAAAGAACCCGACTATACACATCAATATAAAACCAATACAAAACAAAATTGCAAGAATAATCATAAAGCTCACCTCTTTATAGTTATTATACTATAAATTTTTAATGGAGGCAAAAAATGGCGAATATATTTACGACAGCATTTGTTATAAATGGAATGCTATCTAATAGTTTTACATCATCGACCAAGATGGCAAATTCGCAATTGACAGAATTACAACAGACTGTTAAAAGAATAGATCTTGCTCAAAAAAAATTAAATGCTGAGTTTACTAATGGAGCTATGAGCGTAGAGCAATATGAAAGAAAAATGGGTAGATATCAAGATACGCTTAATAAAACTCAGCAACAACAGAAGTTGTTACAGGATAGATTGAATAAAAAAAATATTGCAAATTCTCAGTTTGTAGAGAGACGCCAAAGTTTCTTAACTACCGCAGCTGCTATTGGCACTATTGCTCAGCCGTTCATCTCTGCAGCTCAGACTGCAATGAAATTTGAATTTGCTATGTCGAAAGTTGGTGCTATTGCAAATGCTACAGGGCCTGAATTATCTTTGTTGACGCAAACAGCAAGGTCATTGGGCGAACAAACAAAGTTTACTGCGACGCAATCCGCTGAAGCAATGAGTTATCTGGGGATGGCCGGTTGGAAGACAAATGAGATTGTTGCAGGTATGCCAGGATTATTAAATTTAGCTGCTGCCGGCAATACTGATTTAGCACGTACTGCAGATATTGTTTCTGATAATCTGACTGCTTTTGGTTTAAGTGCTGATAAAGCGCAACATATGGCTGATGTTTATGCTGTTACTATAACATCCACAAATACTAATGTGGAAATGTTGGGAGAAACGATGAAATATGCTGCTCCTGTAGCACACGCATTTGGGGCATCGATGGAGGAGACAGCCGCTTTAGCAGGTATTATGGCTAATAGTGGCATTAAAGCGAGTAATGCAGGTACAGCGCTGAGAGCTGGTTTAATTAGATTGGCCGGACCGCCTAAAATGGCAAGTAAAGCGCTAGAGCAGCTGGGGCTGTCAATGGAAGATTTGACAAATGAACAAAAAGAAGCTGCAATGGCTTTAAAAACTTTGGGTATTGAAACTGGCAATGCAGAAGGACCTCAAAAGATGGCTATCATAGTAGGCCAATTGCAAGAACGAATGAAAGGATTAAGTAAAGAAGAACAGCTGGCTATGTCGAAAGCTATTTTCGGGCAGCAGGCAGCAGCGGGGTGGCTGGCAGTACTACAGGCAGGACCTAAAGTGCTTGGTGATTTGACAAATTCTTTAGTTAACAGTGATGGTGCGTCTGAAAAAATGGCAAAGCAGATGAATGCTAATGCAGAAGGTGCAATTATACGTCTTTCTTCGGCATTTGAGTCGTTGCAAATATCATTAGCAAATGGATTTTTACCTGTCATAGCTAATGTAGGTGATTCTTTAGCTGTATGGACGGGGAAGTTATCGGCTTTATCTACAGCACACCCAATAGTAGCACAGGGGATCATATACACTATTGGAACTTTTGGGTTATTATGGCTTACATTTAAAACGGGTAGAGCTATTATCTCCGGCTATAATGCGTTTATGGCTACCTGTGCTTTATGGCAGACGACTTTGGGAAATTGTACGGCAGTATTAAGATCAAAAACAATGCTTCTTGCCGGCACACAAAGGACTGTGGCTTTGGCAACGAAGCTGTGGAGTGGTGGAATGATGTTGGTAAATGCGGCTATGGCAGCTTGCCCTATTGGTTGGTTATTGATTGGAATCAGTTTATTAGTCGTTGCCGGAACTATTTTATACAGGCATTGGGATACAGTCAAACAGTTCTTTACAACTTTGTGGGACAGTCCAATAGCTAGAATAGCCTTTTTTGTCACTGGGCCTGTAGGTTGGATCATTGGCGCGGTTACTGCAATAATTGCTAACTGGGATACATTAGCGGCATATTGGGATTATTTTTGGGATAATCCATCTGCTGCAATATTTAGATTCACAAGTTATATTCAGGAACAATTTACAAGTGCCGAAACCTGGCTTCGCGAAAAATGGCAATCCATTAGTAATTTTTTATCTACACCTATTTTTGGCAAAGTTAATATTACGGCATCCGGTAATGGTGCAGAGGTTGCAGAAAATGCGTATGGCGGTATTTATGGCAGGGGGACATTTCTTACTACTTTTGCGGAAAACTCTGGTGAAAGCGCGATACCGCATACTCCCAATAGACGTAATATAGGATTGTTGGCCAAAACTAATGAAATCATGGGGAATCCATTGGGAACTGGTGGCGGAATAACGGCTACCTTTGCGCCGCAGATCACCGTACAAGGGAATGCCGATACTGCTGAAATTTCAACTTTGTTAGATCAAAAAATGCGTGAGTTTAAAGCAATGTTGGCAGAAGTGCAGAATCAGAACAGGAGGCTTTCGTATGGCTAAAACATATTACACAATTCAGGGCGATATGTGGGATGGTATAGCAAAAAAGTTATATGACGATGAAAGTGGCGTAAACGCGCTGCTGGAAGCAAATCAGCAATATGCTGACATAGTTGTTTTTCCAGCAGGTATTATTTTGGATGTGCCGGATTATGAAAAGCCTACCCCAACTAGTTTGTTACCACCATGGAGGCGTTAAATGGAAGCACGTAGAATATCGGCGATCATAAAATATAATAATAAAGATATCTCAGTTGATATCAGTAAATATCTAAAAAGCATCAGCTATACCGATAATCTATCGGGAGAAGCCGATGATTTGCAGATAACACTGGAAGACAAGGCGGGGATTTGGCAATCGACATGGATACCGGAAAAAGGAGCACTTCTAGATGTAATGCTGCAGCAAAAATATTGGCAAACTTTGTCGGAGTTACCACAAAGTTTGTGTTTGGGATTGTTTGAAATAGATGAAATAACAAGCAGTGGCTATCCGTCAGAAGTACGAATAAAAGCAGTTTCTGTGCCTGATAATAATACTCTTAGAGGTACTGAACGTAGTCGGAGTTGGGAAAAGGCAAAGCTGCAGGTAATCGCTAATGATATAGCTTCAGCTGCAGGAATGTCATTGTTTTGGGACACAGAAGAAAATCCGGTGCTGGATAGGGCAGAACAGACAGAACAGTCTGATCTGTCTTTTTTATATGCAATTTGTAAGGATAAAGGCCTGGCATTGAAAATAAGTGATAAAAAAATCATTATTTTTGATGAAGCAAAATATGAAGCGGAAAAAGCAAAGATAACAATAGTAAAACCAGGTACCGTTTATAAAAAAGAGTCTGGAATGAAATATTTGTTTGTTGGTACTGGCTACAGTCTGCGTACTAAAATTAGAGATATTTATGCTGCCTGCAGAGTTAGTTATCAGCAGGGCAGTTCAAAATCTAATATTGAGGCAACTTATACTGTTGCTGGTAAAAAGGGAAAAACATTGCAAGTAAATGAACAAGTTGAAAGTGTTGCTGAAGCATTAAATTTAGCAAAAAAACGGTTGCGCGAAAAAAATAAAGACGAAGTTACTGGATCTTTAAATATGTTGGGAAACTTTGTCTTATTATCTGGGGTTACAGTTAATTTATTAGGATTTGGAGCTTTTGATGATAAGTACTTGATAACCAGAGCATCACATGATATTGGCAGCGGTTATACGACAAATATCGATGTAAGAAGGTGTTTAAATGGATACTAATTTTATAAAAAACATAATTCGTATCGGGAGGGTATCTTCTATTGACGTCAATACAAATACTGCAAGAGTAGCTTTTTCTGATAAAGACGATTTGGTATCTGGTAATTTGATGATTGTAAATCGCGGAAGCATGGTTGATAAGGATTACTGGATACCTGATATTGATGAACAGGTTCTGTGCTTAATGCAGCCTAATGCCAGTGGCAAAGGGTTAAATGACGGTTTTATTCTGGGGTCTTTCTTTTCTGCTGAGGATCCTCAGCAGGAAAGTAGCGCAGATGTGCGTGCTGTAAAGTTTAGTGATGGAACTGTTGTAAAGCATGATCGTAAAACTGGTAACTTAACTATAAATGCAACTGGTGACATCAGTATTATTGCTGGCGGCGCAGTGACGATTAAGGGTGCGGTGGTTAAGATAAATTAATTAGCTAAAAATTGAGGTATTATTGAAGTAGGTATGAAAAATGTGGTACAATATGTATACACGAAAAGGAGGTGCTATTGCTATGGAAAGATTGAATAGAATAGTTTCTCAAATACAAGAAGCAAATATTGGTGATGAGTATCGTAATAGCAATGAGAGTATTGAAACATTAGGAGAATCAGTGAGGTCGAAGTTAATGAATCAGGCTAAGAATGCTGCAGATAGTATTGCAGATTATTTTTGGACTGATGAAGGTGCTGCTTTTAAGATAGGGAGTTTGATGGAAGCGTTAAATTTCAAAGTATATAGTAATGATGAATTTGGTGATGATACGTTATCTGGAATATTAGCACTTAATGCAAATAAAGTAGATTCTGAATATGGAGATAAGTTAATTGTAGTTAATGGAAATGATAATGTAGGGCATCAAAGATTTACAATAGCTCATGAATTGGCACATTTTCTTTTTGATGCAAAACCTGGGGAAGAGTACTATGAAGCTTTTTATAGAACTAGCGTAAATGATGATGTTCTGCAAGAATTTAGAGCGAATCAATTTGCAGCGAATCTTTTGATGCCAGAAAAGCGATTTAAAGAACGCTATATGTTTATAGCCAGTAAAATTGACGATCCCAATAACAGAGAGAAAATTTTAAGTATAGATTTTGGCGTATCACCTACTGCAGTTCGTCGTCGCATTAAAGAGCTCAATCTTGCAAAAGAGGTTGGTGCTTTGTGTGGATGAAAATGATAAAAGCAAAGTAAAAGTATTAGATTTATTAAGAAGTTTAGATACAACTCAACCAGAGAATCATTTTGAAGATGCAAGTAATTCATTTGTAGGTAATGATGAATTAAGCATGAGAAGCCATAACGAAAGCTATACTAAAATTTTAGCAGGGTATAGTAATACTTTAGAAGAGAATTTGACGGCAAAATGTGATTATAAAAAATGGTTTTTCTGGTGCTGTATTGGAATCTTGTTTTCAGTGGCTATGACATTGATTGGAAGTGTATGGGTTATCATACAAATGACATATCAATATCAGCATTTAACTTTTGCAATACAGAATGTAATTTCTATCGTGAGCGCGATATCAGTAGCGTTCATAGCTTCATTTATGATTATTCCTAAGATAATTACAAATTATTTATTTAATCTTAATGAAGAGAAGAATATGATGGAGATTATACAAAATATTCAAAAACATGATCTAGCAATTAGGAAAGACATAAAAGAATATAAAAACGGAAATAACACAAAATAGTCAAAAAAGCACTCCTTAAGGAGTGCTTTTTTAATGGGATCGAATTAATCTTAAAAATTTTTCGCAGATTTTGTTTTTTAGAATATCAGTTTTTATTTTGTCAGATTCATTATTTATTTTTTCTATCATATTATTAAAAATATAGCGATCCATGGTAACAGAAAAATCAGGGCTGCTTTTATAAACTAGAGTAATTGTTTTGTTTTCTTTATTTTCTGAGGCATCGAAACCAGATCTTTTAATAATTTTTACAGGATCATCGGGCGGGATGGCTTTAACAGATAGTGTAAATTCAAAAAGAAATTCTTCTAATGTCAAGCCCAGCGCGTTTGCTATTTTTTGAATAGTTAAGATAGTGAAATTTATTTCTCCACGTTCATATTTTCCAAATTGAGATGGAGACATATTACATTTTTTACTTATATATTCTTGAGTCATATTATTTTTTATACGTAAATATTTTATTAGGTTTCCAATAGTTAAAAGAGTACTATCTTTATGTGATTCGTCTTTTTTCATTTTAAACTCCTTGAAAAAGTATATATTTGTCTTGTACTAAAATTTTATTTTAACTTGTTTCCGTATCTTAATATTGGTATTATAACAAGTAAATAGAAGTTTTTAAAGGTAATATAAATACATTTTTGTCGCAACTGGCATTTGACAGAGAATGTTTGAAAATATATTATTAATGCAAAAGTCAATATATTATTTTTTACTTAGAAATAATGCTTGACTTCTGTACGTACAATAAATATAATAAATGTACGGGCAAAAAGTGAGGTGATGTTATGAGCCCACGAATAGGTAGACCAAAAACTGATAATCCTAAAAATATTAGGCTGGAAATACGTTTAGATAAGAAAACTAGCGAGATTTTAGAAAAGTGCTCGTCAGTTTTAAATTTAACAAAAACGGATGTAATAAAACAGGGGATTAGTTTGGTTGAGAAAAGTATAAAAAAATAAGGTATTGCTCCGACGGCTAAATCAGGAAACAATACCTTATCCTGAAGGTTTCCCTTCATGGAATATTGTAACATGGAGGGGAACATCTTTCAAGTTAAAATGAAAGGGTGTTCCGAATGAACAAATTACAAGTATTCGAAAATGAACAATTCGGAGAAATCAGAACCATACAACAAAATGAGGAAATACTGTTTATTGCAGTGGATGTTTGTAGGGCGTTAGAAATTGGACAAGTAACAAATACTATTCGAAGATTAGATGATGATGAAAAAGCCCTTATTTCAATTAAGGGCTTAAATAAGGGCAATGATAAGATAAATGTCGTCAACGAATACGGCTTATATAATTTAGTACTAGCCAGCCGTAAGCCACAGGCCAAAGCATTTAAGCGCTGGATAACTCACGAAGTTATTCCTGCTATACGCAAAACCGGTAAGTATGAAATTGAGCAACAAATATTAATCGAAGAACCCTACAAGCCGTGGCTAAAATATTACAGAGGAATACCAGTAATAACTAAACGTGATTTAGCGGTAGTATTAAAGACAGGAGTTTTTAACCTTGTTCCGTATTGGTCGAAAAAAGGGTTACTGATAAAAAGCCGTGATTATTTTTTGCTGGCAGGTGAAGACCTGGAATTGTTTAAAAAGGATAATCCGGGTTGTACATCAGTAATGACGGCGTCACTTATAGTTATAACTGCTTCGGGAGCGAGAAAAATTTGCAAAGTAAGAAATCGCGAAGAAAGTTGTAAGTCGATATTTATTACTAAAAAGCCCAAACCAATTCCAGTTGAGCCTGAAAAATCGATATGGGCAAAGAAAATGGTAGTAGATGCGCCTAAAAATGAGCAGGTTAAGAAAGCTATTGAAAAAATCAGAAAGCAAATGACTGCTTTAGATGTACTGCTTACCGAATATTACGCATATAATACTGAAGCATTGCATAACGGTTTAAAAGAAACCTTGGAGCGGGTAGGTATGAATGTTAATCATGAAGTTTTTGGGCTTACGAGAATAAAACTTAATATTATCGAGAGTAAATGGTAGATAATCGCTAACTAAAGCGTCCTTATTTTAAGGGCGCTTTTTCTATATACAAAAATACTTAAAGGAGGTGGTTAAATTGCAGACGACAAGATTAGGCGATACTGATACAGGACATGATGCTTGCCCGGGAACTGTACTTGTGAGTGCAAGTACGAATGTAATAATTAACGGTAAAGGTGCAGGACGTGTCGGCGATAGTTATGTTCCGCATGGATGTATCGTGCATCCAGCACATACAGCGCATATCGCCAGCGGCAGTAGCACAGTTCTTATTAATGGACTGCAGGCAGCAAGGGTAGGTGATCTGATAGACTGTGGAGGCAGTGTCGCTTCTGGTAGTCCGGATGTTATCGTAGGAGGTTAATATGCAAGTTGGATCTATGGGAGATATCCCTTTTGTTGTGTCATATGGTAAAATTCGTACTTTTAGTGATTACGGGCGTAGTGGTTCCGGCCGCTGGGCAAAGCACGATTTGATTGGTCGTAAACCTGTAATGGAGTTTTTAGGGCCTGACGTTGAAAAAGTTAGCATGAAGATCCAGCTGCGCACTGATCACGGCATAAATCCCGAAAGCGAGCTGGGGAGGCTGAGGAAAATGAGGGACACAGGCGCAGTTTTTCCGTTTATTTTAGGTGGCGCGCCGGTATCTGATAATTATTGGTTGCTGGAGGATATAGGGGAAAACGTAAGCTATTGGCGGGCAGGCGGTAAAATACTTTCCGTTAGCGTCGATATTACATTGACTGAATATTCTACAGAGGAGGTGCGCTGATGGATTTTGAACTTACTGCGGGAGAAATAGTTGACGTAGATTTTGCCCCACAAAATGTGCAAATGGAAATTTTACAAAATTGCAGTACAATACTTAGTACGTCTAAGTTTAGCGTACCGTTAGACCGTGACTTTGGCGTTGACGCAAACTATGTAGATGCGCCGCTGCTATCAGCTAAAGCGAAAGCAGAAAGTGAAATATTTGCTGCATTAAAAAAATATGAGCCGCGAGTTACGGTAAAACAAATTACATGGCGCTCTGATGTGGAGGGCGTTTTAAGAGCGAAAGTGAAGGTGGTCATAAATGAAACTTAGTGATCTGCCGGACATTGAATTTGTTAGTGCAGACGAACAAGAAATATTATCGGATATCATAAAGCTTTATACGGAAATAACCGGAAGGACCCTTGCACAAGGTGATCCTGTCCGGTTATTTTTATGCGTGATTGCGGCCATTATCCTGATGCTGTGCAATAAGATCAACTACACCGGCAAACAAAATCTATTGCGATATTCGGCAGGTGCTAACCTGGATCACTTGGGCGTACTTGTCGGGGCAGAACGTATTGGCGCCAAGGCCTCTGTCACGACAATTAAAATAACCCTGTCGGAGGTGCGGTCCGTTGCGACAAACATTCCCGCAGGTACGCGGGCGACAGCTGGAGATAATGTGTTTTTTGCTATTGATCAGGATGCAACGGTCATAGCTGGACAGTTGGACGTTTCTGTAGCGGCTACCTGTACTGTGGCTGGTGTTCTCGGTAATGGCTATCTGCCGGGAGAAATCAATAAGATTGTTGATCCAATTCCGTACGTCGCTGGAATGGTCAATACCACAACGTCGGAGGGAGGTTCAGATGTCGAGAGTGACGATTCTTTACGTGAGGCTATTCGCGAGGCTCCGGAGGGATTTTCGGTAGCTGGACCAATGGGCGAATACATTAAAATTGCCAAACGAGCTTCGTCTTTGATTGTTGATGTATCGGTAATATCACCGGAGCCTGGGCAAGTACTGATAACACCGCTACTTGTAGGCGGTGGAATACCGGGAAAAGAAATGCTGGATATCGTAGAGGCAGCGTGCAGTGATAAATCTGTAAGGCCGCTCACTGACCATGTGCGTGTGGCTGCTCCGGAGGTTGTCAATTATGATCTTACACTCACGTATTACCTTGACCGGGCAAATGAAGCTAAATCTGTTGCCGTTCAAAGCGCGGTAGCGAAAGCGGTAGAGGATTATATCGATTGGCAAAAATCTAAGCTTGGCCGTGATATCAATCCGGACGAGTTAATCTGTCTTATTAAAAATGCTGGCGCCAAGCGAGCGGTTATATCTTCGCCTACTTTTCGGATCGTTGCTGATAACCATGTAGCGATAGCTGAAAATGTTAATGTTACATTTGGGGGGCTAGAAAATGAATGATCTGCAAAATCTGAATTTAATCGAGTTGCTACCCACTAGCATTGCAAGCGACGAAACGATAAGAAATATCTGTAATGCCATTGCAGAAAAATTACAAACGATTAATGAAAAAGCTGAATTAGTTTTGTTGCTGCCACGATTGGATCAGTTGCCGGAAACATTGGTGGATGAACTAGCTTGGCAATATCATGTTGATTTTTATGATTATGCGGCAGATATCAATAAAAAAAGGGCATTAGTGCGCAAGGCCATTGACTGGCATCGGAGAAAAGGCACTCCTGCTGCAGTAGAGGAAGTATGTACAGCTGTTTTTAAATCAGCAAAAGTTTATGAGAATTGGGAATATGGTGGGAAACCATATCATTTTCAGGTAAGAATGATTTCAGAAGGCATTCCAGATAAATCTGTTTTGGACAATTTGTATAGGGCAATTAAAGAAAGTAAGAATGTTAGGAGTTGGCTTGACGCTTTAAGTTTTGACCGTCAAATAGCTGGCTCCTTATTTGTTGGAGGGGTCTATTCTTCAATGAGAAAAGTGGAGATTTTCCCATCACAGATAAAACCACAGATTTTAAATATCAATAATTATTTTGGAGCTGCAATCTATGTACACAAAGGAGTTGAAGTAACATGCCAAACTGGGCAAATTTAATGTTGACTAAACAAGGAAAGGTATTACAGGCAAAAGCTATTGCTGGTAGTACATTAACGATCACTAAGATGAAATTGGGTTCTGGTATTATTCCAGATGGAGTATCGCCAGAAGATCTTACTGATTTGATTCAACCCAAACAAGCTTTAGGATTAACGGCAATCAGTGTTAATGGTGGATTAGCTAAAATTCAGAGTATTGTTACTAATGCTGAACTTTCAGAAGGATATTATATTCGTGAATGTGGTGTATTTGCAAATGATCCTGATGTTGGGGAAATAATGTATGCGATAATGACAGATACATCTCCTGATTTTCTGCCTTCCGCATCAAGCTCTGTTGTGATTTCAGAAGAATTTAGTATTAATGTGGTAACGGAAAACATGGCGAATATAACAGCGATTATTGATCCTGAAGGTATAGTAACAGTGGCTAATGCAAGAAAAATTGCAGAGGATAAAGTTACTGAGCATAATGAAGACACAGAAGCTCATCCAAATGACTTTAATTTAAAAGGCATTACTATTGGCAAAGATAATGTTATTGCAACTAAAAAGGGAGATTTACTAACTCTTTTGGCAGGGAAAGGAATTAATTTACTTAGTGATATTAAAAATAAGATAATCACGATCGTTGGAAAAAGTAAGAATGCATGGAATCCGAATGAGGTAATTATAGCCGGTGATATAAGATATACCGAGGACGGTAACGGTCCAAGCTGGGCTTATTTGTTATGTAAAACTGCAGGAACTACAGGTACCGTTGAACCGATTTTAGAAGCTAATGCTGTTGTAGGACAGGAGATAAATGACGGCAGTGTTGTATGGACGGTACAAAATATTAGGCCTACTGCTTTAGATTCATATCCTGTAGGCAGTATATATATGTCTGTAAATTCGACATCACCTGCAGATCTTTTTGGCGGTACGTGGGAGGCAATGCCGGCAGGACGTGTTTTGCTGGCACAGGGCACATCAGAATGGGGCGTAGAATACCAAGCTGGCAGTACCGGTGGCGAACACGAACATCAGTTATCTGTCGGGGAACTGCCTGCGCATAGCCATGCTGCTAATACGAATAACGTAAATATATCTGGTTCTGCTCAATTACAAATG